GCGCGTAAGTAGGACAGGCCAGCGGCCTTTAGTTGCTCTTTCATTTACTCGCTCTTTTCTAGCCCTAGTTGAGTTATTAGCGCTGCCACTTTGACCGCGTTAATGCTTATCTCGTAGTGCATTTCATCCTTGCGGCCCTTGTAATCCCCGCCCCAAGTTAGGCCGTATTTTTTAGTGAGCGCCCTTAGCATAGGTACCTTGCCTGGGTCGAAGGTTTGTTTACCTAGTGGATAACGGCTCGCATTTAGATCGATGGCCGTTCCGCTTGCGTGGTTGGATAATTTATCTGCAGTACCCCTAACCATCCTGTAGCAAAATCCCCAGTCGTCATTAGCCCCTACATCTAACGGCTCAATTAAATTATGAAACTCAGCAGCAAAGCCTATTAAAAGAGGTGCTACCTTTTCGGCGCATCGCAGTTTAATGAGTGTGCCAGGTACGGGATAGGACTTTATGCCTATCTCTGCCTGCTCCTTAGATGCAGGCCAGCCGTTATAGCTTGTCAGCATTTAGGCATTTGTATAAGTAACGCTAACCTCGCCGCCGTTAGCCATAAGGTTATAGGGCTGCAACTCAACCCAGCCCTCATTACAGCCGCTAAAGCCAACGCCGTTAGCTTGTCCGTTCATACAGATTAAATTACTTGTACTCCATCCATCATCGGCCCCGCTGCCACCGGCCGACCACGCAACGCTACCCTGCAATATGCAAATGCCATCGGCATACCAGCGCATCGCGCAGGTAATATTAGTGTCATCGGGTGTAAAACTTAAATTAGTGCTAGCACCTGATACGGCCCCAGCTTGGGCGCCATTAGATGCCTGTATGCGTAGATCGTATTTAGTTTGATTACTTACATTAAACTGTACTGGCCCCATAATATATCTCCTTAGTTAGTAGTGTATTTACAGGCCTAGCGCCTTTAGGTCATCGGCAGTCAAGCCAAGTGCTTCTAATTTGGCCGTTGCGTTTGCTTTATCGGTAGCAGCTTTAGCATCTTGCGCGGCTTTCCACGCATCATAATCTGCAAAACCTGCATTAAATTGCGCTTCGGTTATCGGCGTGGCATCAAAGAATTGGACGCCTAACCAATCATCTCCGCTAATTGCCCAGCCGCCTGTCGGAATAAGCATCGCTAGAACTTCTCCACCTGTTGCCATATTATGCTCCTATTTCCATAAGTACGATTGAACCTAAACTGTTTGAGCCATAAGGAATGCTTGAAACTGTGCCCGTATTATTATCGGAATTTAGTTGTATTTTGTAGGTTGTTGCCGATGTCGTTGCGGGTGAATCCCTAAATGTTCCAGCCCAGGTTCCAATGTTGTAAATCGCTGAGCCTGTATAACCAAGTGAAGAACTGACGACAATACCAGTTGCACCGCGAAGTAGTTTCAAGTTAATCGCATTAGCGGACTGGGCCGAATCTTTACGCCAATCAATGCCCCAGCAAACCAGAATTGTTGAAGTTGCTAAAGTTGGCGTAATTGTTGCAGTAAGTCCAGAGTCAACGTAAGTGTTGGTCGCAGAATCGACCTTTGTGCCGTAAGTTGCTGATACAACCTGCAACACTTTACCGCCGCCGCCCGCGGGTGTTGCCCACGATGGGATACCTGAGGCAACTGTAAGCACTTGCGAAGCTGAACCTATGCCAAGCCGTTGCAAAGCCCCCGATCCTGTACCATAAAGAATATCCCCGTTAGTTGTAGCTGTGCTAATTGTTGGAGTCGTCAAAGCTGGCGATGTTAAAGTTTTATTAGTAAGAGTTTGCGTACCTGTAAGTGTTGTAACTGTTGCATCTATAGCTACGGTTGGTACTGGCCCAGTTGGTGAGGTAACTGTAATACCCGTGCCAGCCGTTACACCTGTTACATCTCCTGTTGCACCACTAAGTACCCAAGCCGCACCATCGTAAAACCAGGTGGTATTAGTATCTTTAGTAAAGGCAAACTGCCCCTCTTGAGGTGAGGTAATGGCTGAATTACGAGCCGCCTCTGTAGCAAAGACTAAAATACCCTGCATTAGGTAGCCGTTAGTATCGGCTGCCGTCAACACCTCACCCGTTGTAAAAGTCTTAAATCCTAACCCAGCTGCCATTATCTCATCTCCTTAATAACTTAATACGCCTGTATCAAGCTCTGAATAGTCCAAAATAAACGCTTCAATTATCGGCTCTAATGTAGTAAATGTTACCTTCCATAGGTTAGGGCTTATGCTCATAGACACCCCAAAAATCTGTAAAGTTTTAGTTAAGGTTGAGGCCCCAGGCTGGTTAGTGGTTATAGTGATGGGATTAAAAAAGTCAAGGCTAAGGGCTGCAATAATGCCCGAGTTGTAGTTATCTGTGTAGAGGTCAAGGGTTATAGCATCGCAGCGTACGGTGGTCTCTGCCCGTGAGGCTACATAGGCCTGAGCATATTCAAGGGCTACGGCATCGGTCTGCATTAGTAGGTTTTGTTGGTTGTAGCTGTGTAAAAAGTATTTATCTATGCTGGCCTGGTCTATCGCTGTCTGAACGCTGCCACCGCTGCAAGTCACGTTTGCCTGGTTATAGACTAGGACATCGTTAAGTATCCATACAGCATTATTGTAGGCAATATCTGTGCCGTCATCGTTAAACTCTGTAGCCGTACCTGCTACCGAGCTGGCCGTTAGCGCTCGATCTTGGAAGACGAAACTGCCCGAGGCATCTACATACAGCGCTCCGTACTCGCTAGTCTCGACTACCTGCATAGCGTTAAGGGCTGTGCGAGCTGTGCCTGGGTCAGCCTGCATAGTGGTTAGGCCTGCATCAATATCGCGCATAGAGGCAGGCCAGTCAATAGCATCAAGCAAATTATTTATCCTAGCGCCACTTAATTGGCCCGCGCTTGTGCCTGCCACCGTAGCTATCTGCGCATTTTGAGCGAGCCTAAAAGCATCTACGGCGTTTATCGTGGTATAAACTACATCGCTAGCATTTTGCGGGGTAGTTGTAGAGTAGCTAGTAATAAACCCGCTAAAGATAGGGTAGGTGACTGCGGCGTAAGTAGCCGTTATCTGTACTTTACGCATAGGGCTAAGTAAGCCAAAGTAAGGGCCGTTAGGGTTCTGCGGGTTAAAGTCGCCGTTTTGATCTACAATACGCAGCGATAGAGTGCCAGTCTGAAACTGGTCGGCCTCTGCCTGTCTGCCTCGATTGGTAGTTATGTAATCTATTTGCTCTGATACATCCACAATAACGCTAGCAGCATCGGCCAAGATATTTGTATCTAGTATGCCTTGGTTTAATATCATTGCCTGAGCAAAGGCTGGCCCTGTACTAAAGTTAATAAAAGCATTTACTACTGGCACGGTCACTATAGGCCGCCTGCATAGTCTAGGTTATTGCCAAAGCGGTTAGCATTTTGTACCGCTTTTTGTACCATACGGGCAAACTCATCGGGGCTAGCAATAACCCCAGCGCTTATATTTACTGTTGCCCCAGCGTTAAATAAAGAGCTAGCCTTAAAGGCTGCCTCATTTTGTGCATTTTGATAGTCGAGTAGATCGGCTGCAGCGTTAGCCGCTGCCGTTGCAGCTTCCCAATACTCAAAAAGGGCATCTGTACCTAGCGCAGTTTGTAATAAAATTGTAGTTTCGGCTTGCGTTATTGTGCCTAACTTGCCGCCTGGTGCGGCCGTGGCCGTTGGCGTTACTGTTGGCGTAATAACTGTAGGTATTACTGCATTAGGTGTATTAGCAGGTACAAGGGTTTTAGTGCCTTGCAGGCGGTTCATCTCAATAATCTTAGCTATAGCTGCATCAAGGTTAGCCAAGTCTATTAAACTCTTAGGTAGGATGCTTTCTATAATGGTTTTAATATTAGCTAGCTTTAAGGATTGGCCGCTTAAAGTACCTAGTATGGCTATATCTGTGTTAAGTTTCTTAGCCGCTGCCGTTGCACCCTCAACATCTTTAGCCGCTATTGCATCCTCTAGGACTAACATATCTTGTTTGATAGTCAGGCGTACTAGATCGTTAGCAATACTAAGTAGCTGAGTCTGCGAGGTAGCTTTACCTAGCGCCTGGGTTGAGCTAAGCAAGGCCGCGTTTATCTGTATCTTATCCATATCAAAGACATCTACGCCTTTAGCTAAGGCTAGGGCTGCCTTATCGAGGGCTGCCTGGTCTTTCTTTGCTTTTGCTGTAGCTAGGGCTGCCGCTGCCTGATCCTTGGCAAGTTTGGCTAATTCTTTATTACGCTTTATTGCATCTAACTCGGCTTTCTTTTGCGCCGCCAGCGCAGACTTTTGTAAGTCTTGGCTTTGTACGCTCATAGCCATATTGCCTGCGCCTGTAGGGCCTACTCTAAAACTACCTGCCCGCCCGCCGCTTACCATAAACCCAGGGCTAAAAGCCTTCTGCGCCTCGCTGCCGTTGAGTGCAGCTACCATATTGCCTATCTGTGTTACAACTGAGGCAATACCAGTAGCTAGCATATCTATCTTGGTTATTAGTCCATCTACACCTTGGCTACCACTTACCTTAATTACAGCATCTAAAAGCGCTGTGCCTATAGTTTCGCTAGCGTTAGAGGTAGCTACACTTAACTTAGCCATTGATCCTGCATAAGTATCTAGAGCTATGCCACCTGCGCCTGCAAAGTTTTGCCGTAGTTTTGTCTGTATCTTATCAAAACTCATAGCCTTTAGCTCAGCCTGGGTTAGTCCTAAATTAAGTTGTTTTAATCCTTTATTGTTGCCTACATAGGCCTGACTTAAAATATCTACAGTGGAGGCATAGTCCAGGCCGCTGCCACTTGAAACATCAAAGGCAAGCCCCATCAGGTCCTGAGTCTTTGTAACTGATCCTGTTACCTGAGCTAGCTGAGAATAGGCAGGCCTTAAATTATCATC